GAGATGACAACTAGTTCTGATTGTTTACTCATTAGGTTTGCTCCAATACGCTTACGATCACATCACAGGAGGCAGCAGTGTTACTTGTTACAATCACTGTGTCTGTGGTCTCTAAGATAACTTTACCATCTAGAACTGAAAGAGCTGCCCCAGAAGGTATAGGTGTTCCCTTTATAAGATATACACCTGAGATTTGAACATCTACATCTATTTGAGATGCAGTTTTATTAGCCAAGTTACACCCAATCATAACTGAAGTAGTTGCTGATGGGACTGTGTAAGTTGTAGTGGCACCTGTACCTACAGATGCACTTGTGTAATTTTTAAATGTGTTTGCCATTTTTGATTTATCCCAATGCTATTGCTAAAGCTAACGAACTTGATTCTGCTGTGGAAAGGATAGTAGCTTTTGTATCCCCACCGAGTGTACCAGCATTAACATTTAAGTTGTCTACAAAAGTTTTTGTTACAACTGTAGCAGAAACGTCTGCATTTGTTGAGATACCATCTAGCTTACCACCATCTACAGAGACATCTCGTCCATCAAATGTAGAGTTGGTTAGAATAGCACCTGTCATAGTACCACCAGCTTTAGGTAGGGCTGCACCAGCCGCTGTACCTTGAGCCGCTGTGGCATAGTCAGAGGAGCTAAACGTTTTAACTTGTGAAGGATTAGCCAGCTCACTGTCCATCAAAGCACCAGCAGCAGTAACATTAGCAGTGTCTGTGACATCAGCAGATGCTTCAATGCCTGACATCTTAGTGTTTAAAGCTGTTGTGTACGATGCAGTAGTTGCATCAAGTATGGCAGTGTATGCTTGAACATTTGTTCCAATTGCCAAGCCAAGGTTTGTACGAGATGTTGACACATTGGTAACATCAGATAAGTTGTCAGAAGCAATTAGTGCTCCACTCAGTGAGGCATAGGCTGCAACCCATATTGATCCTGTGTATACTTTCATAATATTGCTTACTGTATTATAATATAAGGCACCGGCAACTAAGGCATTACCATCGTTATCTAGTGTAGGATCAGTTGTTTTAGTTCCAAGGAAGCGGTCATCAAAATTATCTAATGCTTCGAGAGCAGCATCCTTAGCCGCTTCAGACGCAGTAGCAGATATTGCACTAGCTGATGCAGATGATGCCGATTCAGTTGCCTTAGTCGCAGCAGTTGTTGCCGAACCACTCGCCGCTGTTGCAGATCCAGCTGCTAGGCCAGCTTGAGTTGTTGCAGTTGTTGCAGAAGTGCTTGCATTGTTTGCTTGCACAGTTGCCAATCCAACTTGTGTAGTTGCTAAGCCAACTTGTGTAGTTGCTAAGCCAACCTGATTAGTTGCCAGAGTGACTTGATTAGCTGCTAAAGTAACTTGTGCAGCACCATTAGTTGTTGCTAGGCCAGCTTGAGTTGTTGCCGTTGCTGCAGAGTTATTAGCTGCTGTCGCAGATGCTAACGCATCAGAAGCTTTAGTTGTTGCGGTTGCCGCTGAAGTAGCAGCACTTGTTTTAGACGCATCTGCATCATTCTGACTAACAAGAGCAGCCGCTGCCGAAACAGCAGCAGCTAAAGCATTTGTAGCAGATTCACTTATAGCAATTGCAGTGTCTTGCCCTGTGTCAAAACTACCACCATCATCTACAGGGGTCACTTGATTCCCTTGGTCTCTAAATCCCATAGTACCCTCCTAGAGTAAATCACTATACGCGAATGACATTGAGAGGTTACCACCCCTGTTCCTTCGTGCTTTTTCTTCTTTATTTAATTCTAATACTTCTTGATCAAAGAGTAATTGGTACTTCTGTATTTCTTCATTATCATTTAAATAGATAGAAGTTTCTAACAGTGATCCAAATAAGACAATCCTTTCATTCTCATCTCTTAGCCAATGGGGTGCCTCTTGGCCTATCCAGTATGTTGAATTTTCAGCTAACCGAGTATTGAAAAAGGCTTCTGTTTTATTTGCAGCAGCAGAGTAAGTAGTTGCTGTGCCTCCAATATTCAGAGTTCCTAATCCTGCTTTCCAATTCAGATAAGTACCTGAGTATGTTGCATCTAGGGCAGCTAATCTTCGATAGTAATGTAACTCTATTACATCACCACGACTGAAGTTACCATGTAATTTTATCTCATTGCCAATTCGAGTAAAGAAGTAGTAATCTCTTGAGCTACTAAGTCTATCATTAAATGTTCGTATGTCTACTCTTTCATTGTAAACAATACCTGGATTTTTAGAAGTAGTGTCTGCATTTCTGATATACATAATTTCAATCAGATCAGCAGGTACAGTCATAGAGAGCACCTGACCACCAGCCCAAAAAGAGCTGGGGGATATGTCTGGGGTTACACCAGAAGCTGAAGCTGCAGTTATCTCTGCCTGAGTACCATTAATATCATAAAGCCTAGTAACCTCTAGTGGCGGCACACGTAGAGTTCTGTAAGCTTTATCTGCTGCGTAATTAAAACACCGTGTTACCACCGAGTTAGACAAAACAGAAACATCCCTGTTCGCCCAGGACCGAATCAATCCTGCGTTATCACCAGTGAAGTCACCAGATCCTACAAATTCTACGTATGTTGCCATCTTAAATCTCCTTAATAAGACATGAGGTGGGAGTAGTTTTGCTTAAAGATAATCATAAATTTAGCCATCATATCCTTATCTTTCATCGTTGCCGAATCATGCAAATCAATACCCCATTTGTTTTTTATTTCAATGGCTACTATGTCAGGGACTGTAGCAAACTTTTTAAACCCTAAGTCTTTTTTATTAAACCCACTGTCTAAAAGATCACGATCCCTCTTAGCCTGCTCTAGGAAAGGCTTCTCATCCTGATACATTTTCCATTGACTAGATCCATCATCTTCACATTGAATAGAACCTTGAATAGTATTATGTTCTGTACTAGGTGTTACATCCCATCGTGCCATGTACTCTTCCTCTTATTAAATTGCAATCTTTACAAACCGACCAGACTTACCGATATACCCTAAGGATGGGCCAGTAATAACCACGTTGGCTGTAGAGTGTATGAAAAATGCTTTGTCTATTTGATATCCACCTGAACCAACTGCAGATGTTGTCCAAGCGCATCGGTCTGCTGGGAGATGTAATATATCCCCAACTAAATTATTTGAGAGTGTGTTTGCTGGGAGTGTCCCTTGAATCACCATCATGTTCTATACCTCCTAATAGAATAAAAATAGGGAAGGAGAAATAATCTCCCTCCCCTTAATGTATTTACTGAAGTCCGTAAACTGCACCGCAGCCTTTTGGATTCTTTACTTCAAAAGACCACTCTTCGACAAACATGCCAACAGTTGAGTCACCTTTCTGACCAACTTCTACTTCCTGCATTGGACGCAATGTTGCCATTGCAAACCACTGTGGGTCATAGATTAATGCGCAAGAGTCTGCAGTACTAAACTGTGTTGTTGTAGCGTCAGTAGTTGTATGTGCAAGGCCCATGATGTAGTTTGGAACTACCATCAAGTCACCAAAGTCTGACATATAAACGTCTACTGATTGACGCAGCTTACCATCTTCATCGATATTCCGGCGAACACCTGTGTCACTGACCATGAGGTCAGAGAAGTCACGGCGAAGCTTTGGAGAAACCATGATACGGGTAGCTGAACCACCATTCTCATAGATCTTCTGCATAACACCATCGATGTCTGTGAGAGCCAAAGCAACCTTTGTTTTTGCAGCAGCAACATCAATTACAGTTAGACCTGTGTTTGGTGCGGCTACGGCAGTGAAAGAGCCTTTAAAGACGCAAGTGTCACCACTGTTTATGAATGCCTGATAACCAGCAGATTGACGAGCACCAGTAGTAGTCTGCTTGTTGTATGTGTTTACAAGATCAAACTCCATGTCACGGCGCATTTCTGTGCCACGCTTTTTCAACTGATATGCATACTCATCTGCTACACCAGCTTGATCGATTGCACGGCGAGATCCGGATACGGAAATCACTTTGCTGTTGATCTGAGTGTAGTTACCCAAGCGGGTCCGGAATGGGCCGACAGTTGTAGAAGCTGCACCATCACCAGCAGCAGGTGCAGTACCAGCCGCTAAGAAGTCTGCGCCTTCAGCTACACGAGAGTTACCTGGAGCTGTGAGCTCATCGGTCTGCCATTCGTGATAGATGTTAGTTGCTTTTGATTTGCCGATTGAAGACAAGAAAGGAGTCTCGTCACGTGTGATCATCGAAATGAAATTCGCTAGATCTTCACGGTTAGATACGTCTTTACCTGTGCCTGTAGCTCCACGAGCTGTTGTAATATTACGACCACCTGTAGTTGCCATTTTTAAAATCCTCCTAGGATATTATATTATTTAGTTAGAGAGTTGGAGGCGTATTGACGAAGGAAGTCCATTTGGTCATCTTTAGATGAACCTTCTTTAAATGCACGAGCCTTCACCATCTTTTCTTTATCAGCTGCCTTTTTATTAGCAGCCGCTGGTTTCTTAGTTGGAACCTTCTTAGTTGGAACATCCTTGCGCTTTGCAGCACCTTTATTAATTCCATTCTTTAAACGGCGATAGTCATCAATGAATTTTACAACACTGGGATCTATAACCGAATTTAAAAGTTCGTCTGCAATACCATTCTCAAGAGCGAACTCTCGAATTTCAACTGCAACCTTTTCGCTAAAGTCGGGGATCATTTGTGGGATTACTTCTTGGAAGTGTTGCATCTTTGATGTAAACTCTTCTTGTTGAAGTTTTGATTTCTGTTCTTCAACAGTCTTCAAAAGATTCTCACGTGTGTTACGTGCAGCCCAGTATTTCTGCTGTGCTTGTTCACGCTTGTCTTTGAGATCACTTAGTTCGTAAGTGTCTCCATTCTCCCTAGCTTCTTTGATTTGGGCTTCAACATCATGGTATTCCTTAGCCAGTTTCTGTTCGTCCACTGTTAGCATTGCATTAGTAGCATCTGACATTTTTGAAATTTCAGATAGCTTAGCAACACGTTCTTCATCAATGGCCTTACGCGCCTCTCCGAGTTCACGACCCTTTTTAGAGAGTGAAGCATCTGTCTGATAGCCTTTAAGCAGATCAGCAAATGAGACTTCCATTTCTTCCCCATCAATCTTGACAGAGACCTTGGCATCTAAATCTAAATCATCAACAGTAAACACATTAGCTTCTTGGGTAGGGGCATCAGCGCCATCCTCATCTCCTGTCTCTTCTGTATCTTCCTCAGACTCTTCATCGCTAACGGCGGCATCTGCTACATCTGGGTCTTCCTCAGCAGTTGCCTCCGGATCCTCGTACTCGATCTCCTCTTCTGGTAGCGGTACAGAATCATCCCGAAGAAATTCGGTATTAGACAGTACGGCATCTAGGAGCTCTTGTTCGTTTGGACCAGCAGAACTGGGAACATCATCCTTTGTGGGTAGAGATTCAATTTGTTCTGACATGTTTTATTATCCTTTCTTTTTAACCGCAGGCTTAATAACCTTTGGTATGGATGTTTCTTTCTTAACGTCATATCGACTTATTAGGTCATACATCGCTACGAGTTGATTTGAATTTAGTTTAGCTTTACCTGGAGATCGCATAGAATCGTACTCCAACAAGTTAATCATACTCTTTAGATTAGCCACTAATTCTTCATAATCAATTTTATTCATTCTGTGTTGTCCTCAATGTATGGTACATTTTTTCCGTAGGTTTCAAAGTTAATTAGTTTTTGTTTAACATCCCCCAGAGAGAGGGCAGAGTTATAGATAAACTCTCTTGTCTTAACTTCATGTGGATCTGTTCCTAACCATGCGGTAAAGTACTGTACTAGTATTTCTCCGTAAGCTTCGTTGAAGAAACTTTCACGTTGCTCAGAGGAGAATTGCGCACGTACCAGTGCTTCTTTTGCTTGTAGATCCGGATGTATACCTTTCAGTCCCTTCTCGGCTGCGGCTTTATATTTATCCATTATGTTTCCTTTTTAAGTTCTTTTCTTACCTGACGCTGTTGTAGACCATTTTACTTTCTTAGGTCCAGTCTTCTTAGCTGCTTCCTTTTTAGTTATCTTTGAAGCTACGCTCTTTGGGCGGCAGGCTGGGTATGCACGTTTAGGTTTTCCCTTTGCACTCTTACGACCACAGGGCTTTCCAGTTTTTACATCTACCCACTCTTCCCCAAACCACTTACCTAAACCACCTTTCTTCATGACTTAGATACTCTGTTGTCTGGGCCACTCCAACCACCACCACGTTTCTTGTACTCCTTAGAAGCCCAAGCATTTGCGTATGCGGATGGATATACTTTAAATTTCTTCTTTGCTGCAGATTTAACTCTGGACCAAAGGGCTGAGTTATTTGGTTTAGGTGATTTTGCTGCCATTACCATTTCACCTTGTCGGCCCAATACGCAGCAGACATCTTACCTTTTGATATGTTCCTACCATGACGAGCTTTAAAGCTGGCACGTTTAGCTTTCATCTTATCAGACTCTCCCGCTTTAGGTGAACCCGCTGTGGATGCACCCTGTTCTCCAAACCGTATAGTCTTAATTGTTTCACCTTCTTTGGCAACAACAACATGTGACTTGGTTGCATGTGATGGGGTACGCTTAGGTTTATTATAACCTGATACACCCGCATTGGTTAATCTTGAATCTTTCTTCTTTGGCATACTACCTCCTTACAATGGGTTATCCACAAGTGAATCATAGGCTTTCCAGATATCATCAACCTCTGTCTTTAAGGTGTTTATAGAATCATCTAACCCATCAGTTATTGTAGTACTCTTTTCAACTTGAGATCTTAGATCCAGCAAGACTTTCTGCTGCTCTAGGATGTTTTTCATCTGCGTACTAATTGTTGACAGTCTTGTGTTAAGACCCCTAACATCATTGTCTTGAACTGCTTGTTCCAATGCTTGTAAACGAGATCCTAATTCTCCAGCCTTCTCATCAAATGCTCCTGACTTAGAGACTACAGTTCTAATACCTGACTCTACTGCATAGAACCTTTGAAGTGTATCATAGCCATAGTATATGCCACCTGATAGTGAACCTAGTAGTGGTAGGGCGGCAGCTAAGTACCAACCCTTGAATGTGAAACCACCAACCTTTAACTCTGTATCTTCCATATTACATTTCCTTTATAGGAGTGCCATTCTGTTGTATGTAAGTATTGGCCCCATAGATAGCAGTTGCATCCTTCATGTCATTGGTCAGATACCCTGTCCAACCTGTACCGGCCCCAGACCACGTAATCACAAACTCATCAACGGCTTGCGTGTATGTCACTGCTGTGTACTGTCCTGCGACTAGGTTGTTTGTTGCTGTGTATGCGTCAATGCTTTTAGTCAATTCGCTGTTGTTAGCAGCCGCCATGAAGGCACCCGCTTGTTGAGCGTACGCTTCTACGTTAGTTACTGCTGTATTATATGTTGCTACCTCTGCAGCACTAATAGTGTACTTATCGGTTTTCAACATACCTTGTAGTGCAACCTGTTCAGGCTTTGTGTCAGCATCCGCTGCTATAGAGGAGACAGATGTTGCAGTAGCCAATAGACCAGTAGCTGTGGTTAGCAGGTCAACAGCCAATGTAAGTTGGTTCATTGATGCTGTGTGCTCTTGTGTGAATAACTGCTTAGCATTAGTAGCAGTAGCATAATCATGGGCTACCACTTTATCCAAGGACACTTTATAGGCTGCATACTGAGCAGCTGTAATCTTACCTCCATCAAGTGCATTGTCAATGACAACACGCCCCACTTTAGCGTAGCCAACAGCACCATTAGTTAGTTGACCAGATGCAAGTAACCTATTATTAATTAGGTCTATCGTTCCTTTCAGTTCTGTGATTTTCTGTTGTCCCGTCTGACTGTACGCTTCCGCCCCTAGTACTCCTGAACCGCTCACTAACAGAGCGAGAGTCCCCGCTGCTATTAGTGTCTTTTGCTTCAATGATCTCATCTGTTATATCCTCTCCAATTCTTAACAAGCTGTCCCAAAAACTTTTATTATTCTCATACCCTACTATAAAATCAACAGGGCTATCTCTATATTTATCTATCGCTTTCTTACCCATTAACAGTTTACCTGTAACAACATCTAAGATGGGGCATGGGGTAGACGCGAGTATCATAGCCTTAAAGACTTTAGGGCTGTCACAAAGAACACTAATTGCTGAGACTTGTAAGCCTAACCCACCTATTTGTTGGGGTGTTCCTAGCAGCCTTGCATCTTTTCTCCGATTACAGCTTGGATCTTGAGCCATTCCGCCACTAGATAGACCTATAATACTTAGCTGTATACCTACAGATGTGGGTATTAAACAGCTATCATTACCACCAGCACCCATAACTGTTGGTGCTATTGATGACATAACTGGGGCAGGACTCCCTGCTCCTGTACCATTGTAGTTATTAGTTGCTGTAGAACTAGCATTGTTACTATCTATTGTGGAGTCTTGATAGTTATTACTAAAGTCTCCGGTAACATCATTCGCGTAGGCAATCGATGTCCAATAGATTATTAAGATCGGGATCCATACACATAAGTGTAAGAGCAGCCTTCTCCTTTCCGATAATTGATAATGTTTGTGCATCCAAATTCCTCTGACATTTAGGTTGCCCATCTGGACAGACCGAGGGGTATTCAATAACAACGGTGGTGCAACTGCAGAGGAAAACTGTTAATATAAACCTAATCACCATTTGCCATTTTCTCTACAGATTTACGAATAGACTTAATGTTTTCATCTATCCTAGCAGAGATCAGGGCTTGGTTGTGGACAAGAGTTTCTAAATTCTTTATTCTGATCTCATGCCTCACTATATCTCTCGTGTTGTTTTGTACATTATTATCTAGAGATGATACGTACCAGACCAAAGCAATTGTCTGCAATACCACACCAATAAGAAAAGACATCTGAGTAGCCTTAGTACTCAGTAAATCCCGATTGTCTGATGAACTCATTTAGTAAACCCCGCACCAAAATACAGACCAACAATTGCTGATACTATATGCGTATCTAACGGAGTAATCACAAATCCAGTAGCTGACTGCCACTGCACTGTTCCATCACCACCAAATATCCAATTAATTATACCACCGTGAACTTCGGTATAACCTACTATAACATTAACTTCTGGGTAAAAGACTGCTACCGCTTTCGGTAACACGATGATGGAGAAGACAGCAGCAAGGGCTATGAGCCTTCTTGTCCACGCAAAGTGAACATCTTTCTGCCCATGCTCCCTCGTCTGCTGCATACCACCAATCATCATCTTTTGTTGTTCAGCTTTATTCTTCGTACTTTGACCCCACATGGACATGACACCGCCAAGTACGGTGGAGAAAAGCATTGTAATAAGTTCTAAAGGTAATCCAAACATTTCTCCACCTCCTGTGGTTTATACTTCACCTGCAATCATTTTTCTTGCAAGGGCTGTTATCTGATTAAAGTCAGGCCGTTGTGGGGATTCAAGACCCTCTTTACGAGCTTTTATGTCAATCTCTGCCCACTGTTGGAAGTGCTTATCAATAGAGATAGCCAACTGTTTAGTGTTGTCATCCACAGTGTTTTTAGATTGTGCATTAGTAAATACTACATTGGCTTCTGCCAGTGATGTATCTGCTTCTAACTTACGCTGATTAATCTCACCATCTTTCTGAGCTTTTTCAGATTGCTGTGTAACAGTTTCAACTGCTTTTTGTTTAAACTCATCTGTTGTATAGTCTTCAAGATAATCATGACTATCAATACCCATAGACTCAATTATTTTTGTAGCTAACACAGCAGGGGCTTCCGGTCTGATTACAACACCTTGACCCTGACTGTTGAGAGATGGGAGTACTTTACTACCAACCATCTCTAACTTCTTAATCGTGTTTGCGTTTGAGTTCTCACCAATATCTAGAAACACTTCAACATCCATACGTGATGGCAAGTTCATAATGTTGATATCAGAAAACACACCTTGGTAACTAAACTTAGATTGAGTCTTCAAAGATTTACGCATTGTCTTATAGACACCTACACACAGACGTTTCATACCTGTCTCTGCAAACCTACGAGCAATATGCTGAATACGTTTCTGAGATGCAGACTGAACTGCAGCTACTTTTGATTCACTATTACCAGACACATACAAGGAATCATTGAGACCTTGCGCAGCCTTAGACATACCCGTTGCTTGTTCCTTGATTGTTTGCAAGTGTGAAAGCAATGGGACAGTACCTGAACTGATTGCCTCTGGGGGCATTGCAGCTACAGCACCATTAGGGTTACCGTTAGTTGGGATGATTTGTTTTGGTCTCATGTTTTGGAGAGCAGAGAAATCAACAACGTTTGGATCGGCAAGCTTTGGTGAGTAGTTTGTAAGGTATGTATTCTCAACAAACCCACGAAGGATTGCTGTGGCAGCGAGTGTGGACGATCTTGTGAAGTCAGCTATAGACAAACCATAAAACTCATATGGGATATCAATAGGTGATAGACAAGCTATTGGTATCATATCTACATCACTTTCATACAGTATTGTATCACCGACTGTTATGAAATGTTTAAGTTCAGCAACCCCGTCACCATCACGGTCAACGTTGATCCAGCACTCTGTAATAGTAACTTCCCGATTAGCTTCAAGTGCAGTGATGTCATCATTCATCCTACCTTGTATAGTACTCTGACCTGTCACTAGTTTACGAGCTGCGATATCTTCAGAGTAACTACCACCACCATCCCAAGAGGTGTAATCATCTAGATCATTCCATTCATCTTCATTAATACTATCTGCAACATCAGGCCACATCTTACGGATCTCTGAGCGAGTTAGTATTGTTTGGATACCTACGAAACTAGCATCATCAATTGATTTAGAATCACGAGAGATCCTGAAAGATTCTGGTGGAATGTTTTCAATCTTAACACGAGAGTTATCATTCTTACGGCGAATACGTACATCCACATAAACCAACTCAGCATCCTGCTGTCCGGTCTCCATGTTCAACTCACCTAATTCATTTTCATAATTTAGGTCACCAATGATCTCAACTCCTTCTTCAGCGAGGAGGACATCCAACTGGCCTTGAGAGATCTTTTCGTATTCTTCAAACTCGTAGTCGTAACCTTCTACATAGTCCCACCGAACGATACCATTCTTCCACAGTAATGCACTTTTTATCCAAGTTTGGATAATTTCCCAGCCATTATTCTGCTTAAAGATAGCATAGTTTGTAATCATAGAGGCATCCTTAGCACTCTTAAAAGAGCCAGGAGAATTGTCATATGGTACAAATCTAGCCAATCTTCCGTTGTTTAGGAACAGATCAGACAGGATTGCAGTGTATGCTTCTACAGTTTCTGTAGTAGATGTGTCAACAATACTAGATACACCCTGCGGTGCTAGGTGATCTGCAGCAATACCTGCAAATTCATATGTGGATCGTTGACGTTCCTTTGTCATGTCAGAGGAGTTTAACCATTCCCCTGTAGAGTTCATAACACCAGACTCAATTAAATTGATCAGGCTGTCATCAGACACTTTCTCTTTATACTTATTACCAGACATCATAATGAACCCCTCCCTGTAAGAATCTTCTTGGTATTAGCTAACTCTGCGTAGTCGTAGTCTTTACTACCAGCTTTGATAACAGCTTTCTTCTTACTAGGTTTAGGTTCTTTCTTTGGTTCAACTTGTGTTTCATTAAAGCGCATAGTTCCCTCCGTGGGTCTAACTAACTAACTTGGGACTATGCCCGATTATTATAATTTACAATAGAGACCCACCTCTTATATGGGAGGGGGCCTCTATTTGACGCCTGCCCAGTGTTCAGCTGTAGTTGGTTGATACCCAAACTACACGGTAGCGAAATTCCATCTGCAAAACAACGTAAAGACCTGAGGTCATGAGACCTCTGGCGTAGCACTTTGCGTTAGTGCCAGACGATTACTTTAGCACTCGCACTTAGTGCAAGGGCATTCACGATTCATTACTGCGCATAGTATGCGTTTCAAATACTTTCTCATGTTGCCACCTTCTTTGCAGCGGGGGATAAATCCTTCTTGTGAAATAGAAATTTACTACTCGCCGTGTGCTTAGCACCAGACATCATCTTACCCTTAGCATCTTTATGCGTTGGTCCTTTGCACTCTTTACCATTTTTATAGTAGTGCTTCATTCCTGCAGCCATTTTAACCTCCTAAATTAGTTGGTGGTTTACCTGCCGCGACCACCAGCGCGTTATGAGGACAATGCAGGAATACTTATTCTCTATAAGGAACTTAGAGAATCTTATGCATATCCATAGTATACTTCAAGAAATTCATCTTCATGGTTAAGGTAGACCATATCATGTGGGACACGACCTTGAACCCAATAATCTAACACCGCACTATAAAAAGCTTCTTCTAAATCCATTGAGTATTGTCCGGTTCCCAATCTGAGATCCTCTCCTTCCATGAAACATTCCTTGTGTTTAGACGATCCCAATGTGTACGTAATACCTCAGCACATATAGCTAGAGCAATGACAGTATCGTCACAGCAGCCAGGAGCTGCCTCAGTCTTACCACTAGCTGTAGATATGTAGTCTTTAAGTTCCCTGATTACAATAGGTGAAGGTATCATTATATCTTCATTATCAATCAGGTTCTTTAGGTTACCTATGATTACAGGTTTAGATGCAGAGGTTGTTCTAAACCCTAGCCTTAGCCCTTCTTCATTAGACACATTAGCCATCTTTGTTTGTTTGTATAGGTTAAGATAACCCATCTGTTCTAGTTTCTGCAGTGTAGCAATACCCATAGAGTTGGATTCAACTGCTAAGAAAGCATTGTTATAGTATCTACCTAAGTAGAATAACAACTCACCCCACATACTTGGGTCAATGCGGTTGTTACGATACACTGCTACAATTTCATATTTATTATTCATAACGATAGCAGCACTATAGTCTTGACCTACCCCCAAAGAGACATCAGCCCCAATGACATATGGCTCCTCCCACTTAGGATAGTCATAGATAGACAAGTTACCTTCCCTATTATCATCAAACATCTTACTCGCTGGATCCCAATCACTACGCTTCTGCTCTGGCCTAGGAACTAGAGAGTTAAGTCTCTCAATGTCAAAGACATTAGCACCCGATACAATGAAAGCCTCATCGGCTGTAGCAGGATACTCTTGTTGGAACTTTAACTTACCACCTTCTGCAATCTTCAACCTACGCCAATACAGTTGATCTTGGTCTAACTCATAGTTTTCTACTAGAGTTTCCTCTTCTATTGTCAACTCCATACCCAGAGGTGCTGTACGCCTGTATTCAGGGGTTATAAACCAAGGTAGGAAGATTGGTAGGTATTCATTCTCCCCAGCAACAGCCCCCTTCCAGAGCCTGTAGAACTCCCCTTGAGCACCATTGGCTGTAGACTCCAAGATAACCTCAGTGCCTGGTGCCTGGGAGATCCCCTGGAACAGACCGGCCAAAATCTTCTCATCATGTGTCCAAAATGCTACTTCTGATAGGTGAGCAATCGTTGGTGTAGTCCCACGACCAGCTTCCGGAGAACCCGCTGTATATAAACGATACGAGCCAATAGCATCTCTATCATTATAAGCTGGAGATTGTATTTTAATTTCTTTAGCATTAGATGTTATCTCCTTAGGGACTAAATCCCCCTGCATATTACGTATTAAATTCTTAGACATACTAAATAATGCATCAGACGTAGCAGAATCATGAGCCATAACTACGCTTCGAGAGTGCGGTGAGAAGTATGACTTCCAAAATACCCTCCCAGCACAGTAAGTACTGATGCCCTGTTGCCTAGCCTTAAGGATAATAACCCTAACCATGCCTGTAGTCGCTTGTTGTTCTGTGAGAGCCTCTGTAATACGCAGTTGACACTCATTGAATTCAAAAGGTATGAACCCTTTAGACGTATCCTTAGTAATAATCTGTATTTGTTCTTGAGCGAAAGAAGTAAAGTCATTCTCATACCCCTTTAGCTTGATCCTCTTCTCTTTTTCTTTAAGAAGAGTCATAACTTCCTTGTTATTCATCTGTGTCCCCTATGTATCTATAAGGAACTTAGACAATCTGTAGTTATATTGTAGTATATTTTAGGATTCTGTGTGTATCTGTACAGGTTGGAGTACCCCCTAGGTGCTTTGAGGTACATTGAGTGGCTTAGAGAGAGCCTGTAAGTATTGTTTTTATATTAAGTACCCTCATATATCTCACAGTACCCCCTCAATCTCTCTAAGGTATCCCTGATGGGGATGGAGTCTCTGAGAGCCCTCAGGGGGTCTCTCATAGCCTCTAAGGTTCTCTCAGGTACTGTGAGGTACTCTGAGGTATCATGGCTCTG